AACTATAGTTACGTTAGGGACCGTTGAATTGAGGTAAGGAACTGTCAGCATGTAACGACCTCGCCAAAAAGTAGCGCAAGACTTACTTGCATACTCCCAGTTTATCTTCTCAATGACATCTTGAATGGGAAGTGAGATAGGGTCTGAAGTTCCGATCTGGTCTTGCTGGTAAGCACTGCCAATCGTCCTCACTCCATCCCGACTGAGAAACATTATATCGTTTCCAACTCTGACTGCTGACTTTTCTGCCAAACAACCGACACGATCAGACACAAGCTGTATGGTGTAGTTTGCAACTCCACCTTCAATGGCTGGATTAGCGTCCACAATGTGAACACTGTTTTCTTTGAGGACAGCCAGTCGAAAATCTTTAAAAGGGACTATTGAAACAATCTTGTCAGACCTACCATCACCGACACGCAAGGAGTTGCTTGTTCCGGGAAAGACATCTCCTAAAGCCGGATCACTGACTGAGGGTAAAACGTTTGAAAAGTGTATCTCGTCGATTCCGTTGGCACAAACTAGCCGAAACCTATGAGCTGTCAGACACCGGACATCTGTAGGTGCATCCGGATCTGTTATCTCAACTGCAACTTGATAAGTCGCGATAGAATCAACATCGTCCCAGATTGAATTATTGTCAGCGTCGACAAGTATATCTTCAGTGCCGTTCTGACGAACTGCGAGAATATTTCCGTTGCTATCGGTAAAGAAAACCGCACCGTTGATTTCTGTGACGCTACATTTATGTGCAAGCGCACTTCCGTCATAAACGCCATTGAATAGGATTCCGGTTACAGAATCGGTGTGGAGATAGACGTTACCGTCCGCAAAAATCATGACCCCATAATCCCAGATAGGATTACGAAGACTGATCACCGCATGAATGCGAGTGTAGGTCTGAGTGTGTAAGTAATGAGCCCCCCTCCGCGATTTAGTTATACCGCTTTGAGACAGCTCAACATTTTTTAGGAAGCTCGCAGAGTTTTGCGGGATCGTTGATGCGCGACCGTATGTGTTGACTCCGGCAATGAGAGGTTGCGAGTCAAATACAAGTGCGTCATCAGATCCGTCATTAAAATAAACTGGCATTAGAATCCAAAGTCATCCCGCGAGTGTGCTCCATCGGGGTTGGGTTGTAATATGCTGACAGCCGATGACTGTCCTCTCTCAAGATCGCGAACCACATCAAGCAGACTTGATGCTTCTCCAAATTTCACTTGAGCTTTTCCGAATTGCCTTTGACGCTCCAACATGTCTCCCTCGGCATACGCGATCAGCGCATTATCTATACCTCTGATCTGAGGTTCATCGTTGTCGTTGCGTAAAGGTCTCAATCGCTTTTTGCCAACAACAATCAAACACACCTCTTCACCGGTTACATACTTCGGAACCAGATTGAGTCTTATGCGGCACAAACTAAAACGTGTCTCTTCAGCGGGTATGGTTTGTGTTGTTGCTCCGTTTGAGATTCGAACGATTCCGGAAGTTACCGGTTTTGAAACATAGTGAACCTCGTCGAATTCTGTTGATCCGTAATAGCTAGTAGATTGAAGCGTGAGAGTCTCGCTAACTGGCCGACCATCTTTGACTCCTTTAAAATAAACGCTTTTACCTTCATCGCTGGAACTATTCCTCAGACGAAGCATAACTCGGAAAGGGTCTGTTGATGTTGACTTGTCGAATGCGATAGGTTCTATCTCGGTGTAGGACGCTGGAATCCCTTCGTTAAACATCGCCTCTGGTTGAATGCGGACCAGTGCTTGAAGGTCTCTGCAACTCAGCAAATCCGTTTCGTAAAGCACGGCAATAGGTCTGGCTATCTCATAGGGAAGCGTTGCCTCTTGTTCGTAAGCGTAAGGGTTGGTTGAGTCGGACGTATAAGGATTGGTGTCTGGACTGTCTTTTGTCTTGAGGCAAAACTGCTCGATCTTGACTGAGTCTTTCCAAAGACCGGTGTCATAAATCATCTCATGACGTTGACGAAGGAAGTCCTTGCAAATCCCCACGGAAGTTGCATCGGTCTTACCAACTTTCTTACAAACGAAATCTGCTAGTGATGCGAGTGTCATAATTATCCGCTGACTGTCCAGTAATGATTTCCGTCATAGACGAAAGGCGTGCATGTCACGATTACTCCTCGCCCCAATGGAGAAGTTGCTCCGGAATTATTAAGGACGGTGTTGCTGTCAGAGTCAGTAGACTCAATGACAAATTCCACGTCACCGCTTTGCTGGTTTCCGATCATCACTTGAAGTGTTTTTACTCCTTCGTTTAGATACTCGCCCGCATTAGGTAGAGTCACCGTAACATCTCCAGCATGATAAGCCCCGCCAGTGTCGACATCGTAAATAACAAGAACTCCAGAATCGTTTGAACTTGGTGTGCTTGTGATTGTGTGAACTACTGAACTTCCGTTATTTGCGACAGTAATCGGAACCGTAACTTGAAGCATGCTTCCACCGGTCCCCAGTTCTGATTTAGAAATCTTTTTAACTTCGGAAGCACTCGTGTCATACACAAGAAGCGAATCATTGTCTGCAACTGTCGACTGAGTTAGAGCATTCAGAGAAGAGACCGTTGCCAAGGACGCTTTAGCAAGCTCGGTAAACTGCATTCCTTTGCCAGCAGTCGCGTCTTTATCGTAAACAAAAACTTTATCATCGGTCGCAATGTCACTGTCATCCATTGTCCCCAAGTTGTCCACTGACTCCAGCATATCTTGAACCGTTGCATGCTTGTTGACTCCAGCAGCCGAGTCTTTGACTAACAAAAGATCCGCTGCAAGAACTGAGGTATGCTGCGTTAAGTCGCTAACCAATCCGGAACCTAAACTTGATGCTCCAATAGTTGAAAACGTTGCGAGGGTGTCAGCACCTCCGCTCATCAAAACAGTGCCAGCATTACCGGGAGACAACTCCTCCCATGATCCACCGGCACCACTTTGAATTATTGTTCCGGCTGCTGAGGTTGAGCTTGAGATTGCATTGAGTGAGACACTGTCTCCGGCCAACTGGTTTGATGTGATTGATCCGTCCGCTATGTGACGTGTCTCAATCGCATCATCCTTGATCATGGTCGAGGAGATTGTGTCCGCACTGATGGTTGCATCGTTAACCATCGCGTTAAGTTTTGCGCTGGTGACTGTGTCTCCGTCCGAGAAAACGTGTCCGGTTGTGATTCCCATTATATCAAATCTAAAAGTTTACGGATGATTGAGAAAGTGCCTCTGGACTTTTGGTCTTTAACAACTGACTTCATTATCCCGCTGATCTCAATGTTGTGTTTCTTCAACTCGTCTTTGAGTTGATTGCCACAATCGAGAGCTGAGATTGTAGCCTCTTTATATTTTTTTGAGCGCAACGATGCTCCGATACTCAGTGCCGATAACGCGAGAAATGTAATGAGCGATCCGAACGGCACATTAAGTTGACCGGGCAACTCGGCTGCTGCTCGGGAGCCCGAACTGACTACCCAGTTTGTTTTACTTAACACAACGTCGACTGGGCCGAGCGGAGTGCTCACCGTGTTTGTGTGGTTTGTGATTTGTGGCTCATAAAACCTACCAGTGAGACTGTCGAGTTGAGCGCATCCACCAACCAGCAATGAGCCGAGGCAGACAGTTATGATCGTTGAATTTCTAATCATCATCTTTAGGTTTTCGATAATCTCTGAACGCATGCATCATCTTGAGAATTGCATACGCCAATGACGCAAGTGCAATCCCGAGCTGAATGACAACGTTAATTTCACTCAGCGTCACTGTTACCCCGAGCGTACTCACTGCCATTAACTTGGCGTGCTCTACCCAACTATTCATCACCACTTCACCCTATTTGACCAATACGCCGCGCTCATTTTGCCTTTGGAAATATTCTTGGCATGACGGGCTTTGAAACTTTTACGCCTCGCTTTTTCGCTTTCTGTTTTTGGGTTCTTCCCGGCACCAGATACACCTTTTTGGCCAAACCGAATCAACCGGATTTTATCCCCCTCTTTTGCCAAAACCGCATGAGACTTCGTCCCGTGTTTTGGCGTGCGCTTAGGTTTGTTATAGCCAGAAAACTTCTCGCCATTTCTTTCGACAGTCATATCTCAAGCCCAAACGCGCACCGGGGTTACGGGAGTTGGATCGCAGAGATAATCACTGAGTCCCTCTGCTGACTCACCGGGCATTAGGCGTATGTTCACGTGGACTCCATCGATGTAAGTCGCTTCGGTCACTACTTCACCCTCTTCATTCAACTCCGCTGGAGTATCAACGATAAGCCCAACGATGTCTGTGTTCCTAAAAATCTGTGTCTCTTCCCATGCTGTCGCGATTGGGTTCTCTGGGTCTGTGCGGTCCCACTCGGTTGGCACTTTCTCGAAAAGCACAGAACGCATTTCGTCCTCGCTTGCAAATTTTAGATAGTAATCTTGAAATGTCATGTGATTCGTAGTCAGTTGATTTTAGGAGGTGAGTGCAGCTGCTGAGGTTTCGGAAATTGAGTCAGAATAGACAGCGACTCGCCTCATGTGGCCGTTTAGCGGCCAACTGCCAGTGGCAGTATTTCCGACACTAAGTGTGTTAATAACTGGCATGACTGAACTGGTGTCTGTCGTGCCAATTTCAGTCCCGTTGACATAATAGCTGACACTGTCGTTCGCGTAGGTGAGGCATGATTTAATCGCGTTGCCAGCAGTGTACGAGCCTCCCGACTGTGTGCTGTATGTTGTCCCGTCTGCAACAACAGTCGCGCGAGCTGCTGCGTTGTTAAAAACCAGTTCGACACGGTCTGATAGCCCGCCAGCGTTGATGCTCGCGATGCCAGAAAATGTGGACCCTAGGTTGTTCGGCGAAACCTCGGCGAATAGTGTCCCTCCTCCGTTGTCAAACAAAGTGGCGTCAACCACTGAGCAAGAGTCAGCAGATTTCGTTGTACTACTGCCCGAATTACTTTTAATGTAGCTGCTAGGTGCGGAGGTATTAGCCTCAACTTGCGCTCCCCAGCATAGGATGTGGTCGTATGAGTTACCGTCAATCGTAACGTCATCATTCGCCGATGCTAAATAAACTTGAGCAGCGCCAGTGCCGCTGGATAGTGCTGTGAGAGTAATAGAGCATCTGTACCAGCCGTTACCGCAGTCACTGATTTTAGCGGTCAACCCCGAAGCGACTGTGCCAGTGGTGCCGTCTGATAAATTGAAATATGCAGACGACGAAGTAAACACTCCCGTGCCTTTAAAGTTAAGAGCCAACCAAGACAAACTTCCGGCTTTTGCAAAAATTGAAAACGTTTGCGGTGTTGCGCCACCGGTCGCGTAGTTTAGGAAAATGCGATGCGCGCTTGCAGCCGTTCCATCAACGCGCAAAGCCGAAGCTGTCAAAGTCCCGTCTGGAGCAACCGCGACATCGCTGTCAACCGTCAGCTTGTCTTTTCCGTAAAAAGCATTTGAGAAATCTTCCGAATAAGTAACCAAGTTTGAAACTTGGCTCTCTATGAGCAAACCCTCTGACTGACCATCCGTTGCGGGGTC